CTTTGGACTTCTCGGAACAATATCTGTTGTTGTTTTCAACAAACTGAGAGTCGGACAAGGGGCGGTAGATACCAAGTGTACTGTGAACATATACACAAGGTTTCCGAGTAGCCAATTCCAGATGTTAAGACCTCCACCAACTAGTGGTAATGTTGGTTTCGTCAAACACGGAGGGGCTATGTCAGTTGCTAAGAATGTAACGGATGTTATCGATGATGTTACTGACGCCGTTGGTAAGGTTGGAGCAGTTGCTGGTTATGCGCTCGATGTGCCTAATGTTGGTGTCAATTATACACCCGTTTTTGGGCGCGCTGCACCTATGTTGAATCATTCAAAGCAATTGCAGTACATGAATGTTATGGATCTCAACCCTGGCCAAAATTCATTAGCTGATCAGAAGGATGTAGCTTCGGATGTACCAGAGTGTTCTCTTAAGTATCTTTTGACTAAGCCAACTTATTTGAACACTTTCACCATTAAGGGCTCCGATCTGGAAGGGCAGAATTACATGACCATACCATTGACACCTACCATTAAGCTTTTTAATGCTCCTGCAACGTCTATGATTGATGAGACACTTATGGGTTACACTGCAGCCCCTTTCAAGTTTTGGAGAGGCGGTTTTCAGTTCATAATTGAGGTCATCGCCACATCAGTACATACATGCAGGTTGGTGTTTGCCACACATTATGGAGGCGCAGCAAGCACAGTTTCGATGGACAACATTCTGGCTCAGAATGCCGAGGTGTTGGAAGTAGGTGCTGGTAGAAATACATTCAGGGTTTGTGTTCCTTGGAGGGTTCCTTTGCAGTGGCTAGAGGTACCCAACGGCCCAGCCGAACCAGTTAACGCGTTTGAGGTCACTTCGGCCGCGCGTTACACTATGGGCGAGGCCTCAATAAGACTGCTCACCAGATTGCAGTCTATGCAGAGCGTTACACCTGATATCGAGTGTAATGTTTATGTTTCGATGTTGGATGACGCGGAATTGGCGTTTGTTGGGATGAATTGCTCCGATTTGACGCCTGTGTTTGCGGCGAATCGAAAAGTCGCCCCTAATTGATTTTGTGTATATATTTTGTGTATTATATATTGTGTTGTTCGGTTGCTGTATGGATACCGACGACAGTTATTTTGAATGTCTTAACACCATTTAGTCGTAGTAAGTAAGTATCATTTCATTGACCATTGGGTCTTCTTTTTTTGATTTTGATTTTTG